TAAGCATCGCCAGTACGAAGGTGAGCCGACTCAAACCATTGAGGTGAAGAAATCTTTATCCCTCGATGAGATCAGAGCCGAACTGGCTAATCTCAAGAACGAAAAAGTAATTGAGGCTGAAGTTACGGATGTAGAATCGTAATTTTTTTCATCCCCTAGCCTACTAACTATTAGGTACTTACAACATTCGTAAAAATAAATGTAAAATATATTTTGCTTTTCTGTACAGGTAAGCTAGATTGAGGGTCTACAGTTTAACTTTAACCCAACAAAAACATGAAATTAAAAAATAACGCCACTCGCTCACCACTCACTTCAGCTATTGATGCAGGTGAACAAACAAGGACTCAGTTTCTTAAAACCTTAACGCTCGATCAGAGAAGACTCTTGGAAAAATTGCAGTCTTACAAAGATGATGTATTTGAGTTCGCATACCAAAGAAATGAACTTCACGATTTCAACGCGCAAATATGTGACGATTCTGAAGGGTGCATTGAGATATCAAAAGGTTTCTGCGATTTCAGCGATGTTGATGTAAACCAACTTTAATAAGGAGACTAATCACATGATCATACATACTGCATCACTTACTTTGAACGCATACTCTGAATTGCATAAGCTCGACAGAACTTTGGTCGGTACTCCCGACTACATGGGTTTAGCTTACTTTTGGGGGCATGACTATAAGCACTCCCTGCGAGACGCTACAGCGACACAAAGGCGAAAGATCCACAATACATGGCTCGACAGAGGAATCGATTTCATAAATCAATCTGAGGAAGGCTGGAATGTAATTGAAAAAATTATTCCTAACATTAAGCACAGATAGCATGACCGATAAAAAAGAATGGGGTGGTAAGCGCCCAAATCAAACCGGCCGACCGCCTAACCGCCCTGGGGTTCGCCGTGTCGGATTCCATTGCATGGTTGATCCGGCAACCCGTGACCTGATCAAGCAGTATGGGCTGGCTAAGAAGTTATCAGTAGGTCAAGTGGTTGACGAGTTAGCTGATAAGCTACCGAAGGCTAACTCACAGGAATAGCCCTAAAAGGGGCAGGAAGGCATCTATTTAGCCTTTTCCCTATCCAGCGAGTCTTCTGACTCATCTTTACCCGATCAAAGCCTTTTACGAGCAATCCTGACTAAGCTGTGTATTCGGTTCTTACGAGTGAGTAGTAAGCGGTTCAAATCTTTTACGATGATAATCTGAGTAGGTGGTCGAGCTTGTAGGCTATTGTATCGTAGTACCGACTTCCCTTTACCCCGTCCGACAGGGTAAGGGGTGGTAGGTGTGAGCGGTAGGTATTGCGAAGCAATAGCTAATGGCCGACTTTGGAGGCCATAGCTTACCCTGCCAGGGAAGTAGGTACTACTATAGCCTGTTTTACCACCACCCTCCTCCTAATATATAAGGGAGGGGGGTGGTGGTTCTACAAGGTAATCTGCCCATATCCTACTCGGTATAAGAATAAATGTTTCCGACACCATTTTCGGTCTTATGTACACTAATATTATCCTTACAAATCAGTAGTATTTTATCCATTTTCTTATCACCAATCGACTCGCCTGTTTTCTCTTGGAGTAGTTTTCTGAGTTTATTTAGACCCATAATCGAGTTAGGTTTGAGCAATTCGATAAGAGCATTGGATAGCTTTTCGTTTAGTTTTTTATTCTCTTTCGACTGCCCTGCTTTTCTTAATTTAGGTTCTAGGTCGGGCTTATGGATAAAGTTTGGCCATGAAAATTCTACCACTTGGGGGTCGGGAGTTGGGAAGTCTCGGAGGGTGGCCTCGAGTACGAGGTGATCCTCTTCCTCGTGGGGTGTTAGGGTAAGGATAGCATCGGGGTCACGGGCAAACACGCCTGACCCGCTTGCCCGGTCGATGTGGTCTGTGTCAGACTTGTTTCCTTTGGAGAAGTGGTGGGCATATACGAATGAGCAGTCTAATCGTTCGGAGAACTTCTCCATGCGGTTTACCACTTCGGAGATAGCACCGGCATCGTTCTCATCTGCTCCTGTTGCGAGTTTGTAGAATGGATCGACTATTACCATATCGGGCTGGTAATCCTCAAGGTCTTCGATGTGGTGGACGAGGTCTTCGAGGGTACGGGATTGGCCTCGTAGTCCGCAGTAGAGAAAGTTTTGGGTAGTTGGCAGGTAGCCTGGATTGACCCTTACAATTTCGGCAATCCGCCTAGCGGCTAGACGGGGCTTTAGCTCGAAATCTAAATAGATTACTTTCGACCCTTCCTTGTGTGTATTGTGGCCCATCCAGGGCTGTCCATTGGCTACAGCGAGGCCAAGGTGAAGGAGGGATAGGGTTTTACCCGCCTTGGAGGAGCCTGATATGATCATCTTGGACCCTTTGTAGAGTACACCCTCAATAATTTGGTTGGGCAAGGTGGATGGGTCTCTATTAATCTCTATCATTTGAGAGAGAGAGAAAAACTTGGGCGGTGGAAGCGGATCTTCGATAGCTATGGAATATGCAGTCGGGGGTGAATCCTGCTGGGTTTGTGTTTTGTTGGCAGAATAATCAATTTGACCTTTTGATGATAGGTATCGGTCGATTTCATCGATATCTGCTAGAACTTCGGGTTTTAAGTAGTCTTCTCTGTATGCCATTTGCGTATGATTGTATGTTTAATGTTTATGTTTTACTAAGATAATAAAGTCGGGCTTCCCTTCGCCTTCCTTACGGACAATGATAACTAGGTTTGTCTCGTCCATACAGGATGCAAAGTTTACAGCATCCTCCATAGGAACCCCTAAGCTAATAAACCGTCTTGCGATGGTTTTTTGTAGGGCTATTGCTTCCAAAAGATTACCTCCTGCTTGGCTGGATAGGGTTCCCCTTCCTTTCTGCGTGTTCCCCAGGGTAATCGGCAGAGTTGATTCATTAGTTTGAATCGTGGATCTCCACCGAGCTTTTGGGAGAGTTCAAGGAATGATGCCTTGTTACCAGGAGTCCACTTAAACCAGGCGTGTAGAGATTTCCCTCCTGAGTTTACAATCATCTTTAACTCGGCCTCTGTTTCGAGGCGTTTAATAAGCCCTAATTGTTGCTCAAAGGAGAGGTCAGGATCATCGGTCTCGTGTAGTAAATACTTTCGCCCATACACTTGTGCTTCGGACCGGTTAGGCGCATGGGCGGGAAAGGTATTGTATGTGGTGAACTGGTAGTCGGCTAGATCGGGCATAGCGATTGCCTGTGCTATGGTCATGGGTGCAGATCGCTCGGCGACTACCCGCTGGACAAAGATTGATTCGTCAAGATGGAAGAGTCCTTTAAGCGCATCCTCGGCATTCATCGGAATGGGGTCGGATCGGAGGGTGAACTTCTCGAATAGACCGGCATACCCTAAGTTGTTTTCTTTTAGGGCGGGGTCAGGTTGCGCTACTTTTATGGGGTTTTTCGGCAGGTCAGGGTTGTTATGTCGATGATATGCTCCATTTATAGCATTTCGTAATTCATTTGGTTGATGTGGCCGATGTTGGACATTCCGGAGGATATGTTCGATCATCTGCTCGACCTTCGCATAATCTTCTTCGTACCTTGTAATTATATATGCTAACGGTAATACAATTTTGTCATGGTGAGAAAGCATTCCATTGGGCAAGTTTTCAATAAACTTGCGTATATCTCCTTTCAGGGTGGCCATATTATTCTTCTGCTAGGAGTCGGGTGATCTGCTCGGTAATTTTGATCATCGCCCCTCGTTCGATCTTGGAGATCGTCTGCTTGGCGACACCTGCTTTTCGGGCAATCTCGTCCTGAGTGTATCCTCGGTGGTCCTCGGGTAATGCTCTGAGCATTTGCCGGAGACGGGCATCGGTGGCCATCTTACGGATGGAATTACTCGGCCTGCTGTTCGTCATCCACAGTCACCCACTCGGTTATAAAATGTTTAGGAATGCCATGCTCGGAGATATGGGAATCGCTTGGATCGATTTCGTGGCCTTCCCGAGAGATGTGTATGATCTTGTACGATATTTTGTACAAGTCAGCCCACCGCTTGATCGCCCATGCCTCGTTGGGGAATCGGATATCATCGAATACAACGAGGCGCTTACCGAGGTATGGCTCGGCTATGCGCTTGGCCGCATCGACCCATATGTTAGGATAAATGGATTCCCTGCCCCACTCTGTGCCTAGTGTCTGTAACATGTTACGGGTAGTAATACCTTCAGGAAATCCTGGTATCGGTTCTTCCTTTCGATCCAGCCAAGCGGGATGGGGAAGGACGACCTTGAGCATCTCCTTGATCGGTGTGGCGAATGACAGGGTCACGCCACCGAGGGATCGTGCATAGGTCGATTTCCCCACTCCTTTAGGACCACATAATCCTATCAGTTTAGGTGCTGTACTCGTCATCCTTTTTTCTCCATGAAATCAATTAATGATTTAGAAAAATCCGAGCATGACTTAATAAACTTTCGGGAATGAATATCAGCACTCTTGGCGATCAGTTCATTCGCCTCTTCCTTTTTCTTCTCGTAGTACCGATCAAACTTTTCCTTTTTAGCCTCCAAGGATTTTAGTTCCTTGCCTAGCTTTATCTTATGAATACGAAGTTGTTCCTCTACCGATTTTAATTCCTTCTCGGCATCTGCCATTTTTTTGGCAACCAATGGGTCTAACGGACTGCCATCTTTCAATTCATTCAACTCATCTAGCCTAAAAAATACTGTTCTGATATTCCCCATGCCTTCGACTTTCACATACACTCGCTGATCGTCTCCAAGCCATGCACGGATCGAATCAAAAACGGGTCCATTTCCTACAGTTTCTATATTTTTATTTTTCATTCAGTAAATCCAG